ACCCGATTATAACAACCCTGTACTGGTTGCTGCTTGGTGCCTGAGCAAAGTCCAGAACAACGGTGCCGTTCGGGGTTCCTGTTGTCAATCCGACGGTGATGTCTGGATAGACTTGCTCGCCGTTTGAAGTCTGGAATACTTGGGCGGTGACCCAAATGTTTCCAAGACCATGCGAGATTGTGTAGGTCGTTGCGGCACCGTCGCCAAGTTGCGCGGTGTACTTTGAGGTTCCACCAAGGGCTGATAGAGCTGCGGCTGCAGTTGTCTGACCAGTACCACCATTTGCGATTGGGAGCGCACCAGTGACGGCAGCAGACTGCGCAAGGTTGATTGCACCGAACGCTGGTGCTCCACCTGCTCCTGGGACTCGGAAGACTTGATCAGCACTCCCAGCAGTGGTCTGCAAAATTCCACTGGTGCCGTTACCGAGAAGTACGCCATTGCTGGTGAGCGTTGATTGCCCAGTACCGCCATTTGCGACTGGCAGTGTGCCAGTAACTTCCGTGGTGAGCGATACAGTGCTTGCAGTAGTAAGAGCATCCGTTCCGCCAGAAGACTTAACAAAACCAGCGGTAAACGTTGCAGCGCCAGTACCACCACGGGCAACGCCAAGCGTGCCGCTTGTGAGCTTATCAGTGCTGTGGTTTGGAATATCCGAAGCAACAAGTGATCGGAACGATGGGGCAAGAGGTCCACCGGTTGATGGACCAGCAAAGACTAGATTATCGGCAACGGTGCTTGCACCAGTACCACCATTCGCAATCGCAAGCGTTCCGCTAACAGTGTCGGTTCCAAGCTCCACAGAGCCTGTTGCCATTTTGGCAGATGTAATCCCATTGTCCTTGACTTCCAGCTGGTTACTGCCATCAATTCCAATAGTGGTGTTGTCAAACTTGACATCAAACTCTGTCCCAGTGAGTGATAGCGCATCACCAGCGGTGTACGTTCCACCACCAGAGAACTGTGTGAACGTGAGCGGGGTTGTTCCAATTGTAATCGCTCCGGTCGTGGTGAGAACCCAACCAGTTGCCCCGTTTGTCGTACCATACTCAACGAACGTGAACGCACCAGCGGTGACTGATGGAGTCCCATCAAAGTCATCCGCTCGTGACCACGTACTTGAGTCAGCAACGTAAATACCGTTTTGAGAAGCGGTAGTTTGATTCTTAACAAGAACTCGGTCGCCAGCCTGAACGGTGTGCCCGTCAATCGTGAGCAGACCGCTAAGCGTTGCGATATTTGCAGTTGTAGCAACATGCGCCGACTGCTTGACATCAAGACCTTGGGCTACTGAGTCAACATACGCCTTTGTTGCAGCATCGGTTGCGTTAGTGGTCGTCCCGCTAAGGATGACCATACGAGCATCAATGTCTCGAGCAGCGAAGTCTCCATCGGCATCTCGCTTAACAATTGTGCTGGCGGTGTTGTTGTCAGTTGCGTTGTTGACAAGCGTGTAGTGCGCAGCGGACATTGAGCCCGGATTGCTTGCATCTGCAGCAGAAATGCTAATCGTGGCAACGCCAGCAGAGACGCTAACGCTGATTGGCGCAGTTCCCTGAAGACCGTCAATTGACCCAACAGACTCCCATGCGGAGCCGTTGTAGACCATAAGCCCAACTGGGCCGTCATTGATGTCCGAGTTGTAGTAGATCTGGCCCGTGACAGGCGATGATGGAGGGGTGGCAAGGACCTGAATGGCGGCATTGCGCAGCTCATTCTTCTGTAGGTCTAGGAAGCTGCTAAGCGTTAGACTCGTCAGGACCTTCACGGGCGTCTCCTCAGTTTAGATATGCATAGCCGCTAAAGGCGGCGGCAAAGGATACTGTAACCTGATTGTCGGAATCGTACAATACTTCCCCGATCTGGACATTACCCCCGCTATCTACAATTGTCACAGAGGGCTTGCAGTTCAGGTTGTGCGTAATCGTCCAGGTGGCTGAGGCAGCCGCCTGGCTGTGGGTATAGGTTCCATGGGGGTTTCCGGCTGCCCCGCTTGAGACCGTCAGGTCATTGGCGGCAGGGCTGGTTACGGACACATTGCGGTTGACCTGCGTAACGCTTACTGGACTCATCGCGTAACCTCCGCAGATACCTCAAAATCGCCGCCAAGAAGCTTGGTAACCGCCCCAGCGCCACTAATGATCTCAAGATCATATACATAGGACCCAGGCGGTATGGTTGAGAGCGCCGCAGCCGTAATCGCTACGTCAATGACCCCGCTTGCACCAGTAATTGTCATTCCACTGGTATTCGTGAATGTCAAAAATGGGGTTGCAGACCCAGCAAACTTCCTCACCTGCATCCTCGATGTGTATCCGGTCAGGTTTACCGCATTGCCAGCATCGTTGGTATAGGTGATGGTTGTAGCATAGTCGCTACCCTGCTCAACGGACATGTCATAGGTGGAAAGTGCCATGCCCAGATTATAGCCTGAGAAAACCGCCTACTCTATGGGCTCCTTTTCTACGGGGTTCCGTAGCGGGAGTGGGCTGATTGGCCGTAGGGGGCATCCCCCATCCCAACAGGTTGCATCAAGGTCTTTGGGGGCCGCCCCAGCGCATGCGTAACAGAATTTCTTTACCGCTCGTCGGTGTTTGTTAAGAGCCGCCTGGTCTTCAATGGCTAGGACCTCTTGAATCGCGTTAAGCCTTGCCCATGAAATATCATCATCAGACGGAATGGTTCCACCATAATATCGCTCTTTTGCCCAGTATTCCCCGACGCCGCGCTTCTTTCCAGCAGCTTTGAATACCTGCGCAACGCTAATTCCATTTTGGCTTGCCCAAGCGCCGCACGCCTCTTTGAATCGCCGCGTTTTCTCGTGTTCTGGCTTTCTTGCCCCATAAGCTCTTGGCATAAGAAGATTGTAGGTGATGCGCAAATTTCTTGCAACTTGCCGTCAAGGGCAGATTATATGGTATAGTGAAGATATGGCACAAATTGGAAGACGCACCAAAGATGCACAAGCACAGCTTGAGAAGGACATTAACACCCTGCACTTCAGCGGGGTAACCGCCAGTGAAATCGCGCTCAGGCTTGACCTAAAACCAGATACAGTTAAAAAGTACATTGCCAAAATGCGCAAGCAGGCCCTTGAGGATGCGATTGGACCAGTTGACAGCAAAATTGAGCTCATTGAGCGCGCAAACAGAATTGCAAAAGCAGCTGCTGGTGGTCATGCCTCCGCAAGAGAGAACTCTTATAGCGGTCAAGTGGCATTTCTCAAGCTTCAACTTGAGGTCATAGATCGCCTTGCCAAGCTAACTGGGGCATATGAAGCCTCAAAAGTTGAGCTTACTGGGCCAAATGGCGGTGCACTTCAGATGCAGTTGGTTGATCACGCGATTGATGGGCTTAGCGCCGACGATCTCGCAAAGCGCCTTAGGAATTGGGCTGACGCTCTAGAGGAGGGAACCGATGGACAGCAAGCAGTACCGACTGTGGCTGAGGGAACAAGCGAAAACGTCTGACGCCGCCTTTGCGGAATACGTCAGCAATCTTGTATTTCCAAAACATCTCAGGGAGATGGAGCGCTTCTTAGACAAGAATGATCGCGCACTTGTGCTCATGCCGCGCGGCCATGCCAAAACCACCCAGCTTATCCATCGAGTTGCGCGACTCATCGGTGTCAGCCAAGGAAAGATCAGGGTCGGCATTCTTACCTCTGTGCTTTCAGATGCCCTTGCGCGCTCTCGTGCAATCAAGGCAATTATTGAATCACCGCACTTTGCTGAGATTTTTGAGTGGGCGAGGGATGGGGTTGTCGGTCCTAAATGGACAGATGAGGTATGGACGATCAAGGGGGCGAACATGGGCAAAGATGCCACATGCTTCGCTGACGGACTTGGATCAATCAAGCCGGGCGCTCGTTTGGACATCCTGATCGGCGACGACATGGTCGGCATGAAAGAGAATGCCACAGCGGTGCAGCGGCAAAAAGCTGCCGATACGTACTGGCAGGTCGTTGACCCAATGCTTGTTCCGGGGGCAAAGCGATGGTATATCGGGACTAGGTGGCACGAGGACGACTTTTATAACGACCTCAAAGAGAAGGGCACGCCCGTCATGCTTAGAAGGGCAGTAGAGGGTGAAAGCATTCTCTGGCCGGAAATGTACACCGTTGCCGATATGGACAAGAAGCGCGAAGAGCTTGGAACGCCAATCTTCATGCTGCAGTTCCAGAACGATGTGCAGGCAATGGGTGGAAACATTTTCCGATATGACCGATTCAAGTACGTTGATGCCGTCCCGGCTGGTGCTCGTCGTGTTGGGATTGACCTTGCGTCCTCTGCGTCAGAGCGCAGCGACTACACATCGTGTGTTGAGGTTGTTGAAGATGCAGAGCACAACCTGTATGTGGTTGGTGCGTGGAGGGCGAGGCTTGCAGAAGGTCATCGTGACTGGTTAACGGGGATCAGTCGTGACGGTGATTTAGTCGCCGATGACGGGCCAAGGCTGCTTTGGCCACAATACCTAGTCCCAAACCCACCTGAGATCAACGATAGCGCAAGAAATCTTGAATCGGTGAACATTGAGGCGGTCCAGCATCAAAGCACATTCGTGCGCGAAGTTCTTGGAACAACCAACCTTCCGGCGAGGGCAGTCCGACCAGACAAGGACAAGGTGACACGGGCACGGGCGCTGGCTGCTCGATATGAATCGGGCAAGGTGTACCACCTCAAGAGTGCGCCTGGGATCAGAGACCTAGAGATTGAAATGGCCTCATTCCCAAACGGGGAGCATGACGATCTTGTGGATGCCCTTGTGTATGCTGCGGACCTTAGCGGTAGCAGCTTCTATTTCACGGCAGCGAAGACGGGTAGTCGCTTCTAATCCAGCTTACAGGCACGTCACGGATCCATAGCGAAAATGGCTTCTTCTCGCTGAAATAATATGGGCTCATTACCGGAGCGTCGCTGCTCTCCCTGAACATCGTAAGCGCGGCATCCATTGTGCTTGTATTGTCCCTGTCGGCAATCCATGCAATCGCAGCGGCAACAAGTGGCGCGGAAATACTTGTCCCGCTCACCTTGCGAGAGGTTCCAGCCTTATCTACTGCATCTACGCTTTTGCCGGGAGCCCAAATGTCAACACATGGGCCGTGATTGGAAAACCATGTCATGTACTGATATTTATCCACCCCACCAACGGTAATCACGTTTTTCGCACCTGCTGGGCTGGTGCGGCACGCATCCATAGATTGGTTTCCAGCCGCAACGACTACTGGCATCATAAGCCCAAGGCTATTAGCGGCAGCGTCAATTGCGGCGCTTTTTGCACCACCAATACTAATGTTCACGATAGATCGGCTTGGATCTGCGGTTTGCTTGATTGAATTCAATGCGTTTATAAGTTCTTGATCGGTTGTCTCCCCATTGCAGTCAAGGACTTTAACGCTGATGATGTTGACCCCCGTAGCAATGCCGATGTTTGGGTCTTCAAAAATGCTTGCCACCATAGATCCGTGATTTGCGCAATCCTCCGCGCCAATACCGCTATCCACAATGTATACGTCAATTCCTGATCCATTGCTACTTGGGGTTGGCGTCTTTCCATCAAGCTTGGTTGTGTAGCCCTGATTTACTCGATCCTGAGCCCACTTATACCCAAGAGAGCTGCTGTATGTATATGCAACTCGGTAAACGTTTTTTACCTTTTTCTTTTTGGCATCAACTGCGCCAGGCGCAGAGATAAAAATAACTGCCGCAATAAAAATTGCAAGAGCTCTTACTTTTGTTCCCATTTCTTAATAACCTTCACTTTCCTACATTTATGGCACATCGCCTTCTTGAATCTTGGGTCAATTGTTCCTGGGTATCCATCCATTACTTCATCGGAGATCTTTGATTCGCATTGTGTGCAGTGCCAGCCGTTGAGTGGTCGCCCACGGGCGTCAACGACGAGATTCTTCGCGTCGGCCATCTTCCTGCTCCCTTTCATATTCCTCAACAATCTCAAGCGCTCGCTTGAGACCAGCAATATACGCCAGCCTTGAGAAAAGTTCAACCTTTCCTCTCTGGCTAATGCCGATCCCGCGAAGAGCTGGGGTGGTATCCCCCGTTACGGCGTGCTCAACAAGCTTTCTGAGTCGGCTGGAGGCGCTCACCGAATATTCCTCCGGTTAATCCATCCAACGGAAGATGTCAACAGATCATTGAGGTCTAATGAGGTGAGCACAATGTCATGACGCGTTCCATCAATAATCATCTCAATGTCACTCTCATAATACGGATCTCCGTCTTGCGGCTCCGTGAGCGTGATCTTGCATCCGTCAACTCCACTCATCACTGAGGCAACTTCCATCATCTCAGTAGCGATAATCTTAAGATCATCGTTTCCAACCGCAGGGATCTTATGTGTGTTGCTCAATGAGAATGACTTTGCCAGCCACTTCCCCGTTATTCGGTGGGATGCGGGAGTCGGTTTGCGATATCGGTCAGAAAACCAATCCAGAACGTCGTTGTTTCTACGGCGTCGTCTGCCGTTGGGGATAATCCGCTTTTTACGACCGTGTTTGTGACCTGATCCCATATCGCCCATTTGTAACCTATCCCTTCTTCTGATCGCTCAAGTTTCCAGACTTCATACCGCGCTGTGCTTCCCATCGGTTATACCCAATCGCCTCCATTGCTAAAAGTATTCCATCCCGAAGACCACGATGATATTCATCGTCGCCCTCCTGTGCTTGTGCCCAAGCTGTTGCTGAATGCAGCGCTCGCATTCCCTCTCGGATTGCGTCCATGCGCGCCTCCTTGCGTGCCGCCTTGATCGCCTCAACGAACTGCGGGTTCACTTCTCTGGTCGCTCCGGGAGGTCTCGCTCCATTGGTGCGCCCCAGAGGCCGCGTTGCAGCGCAACCGCAATGAGTGCGTAGTTCGCGATGTCAAGCAACGTGTCCGCCAAAGACTCGTGTGTGCCTTCGTCCAGCGGATCAAGAATGACTTGACCGTTCACGATCTTTCCATTCATGAACTTCTTTGCGCGAGCAATTTTGTCGTTCCCGATACGGCTGATTACCCCATGCAGACCAAGCTGCTCAATGTTGGAGTCGCCATAGCGCGCCTGCTTCTCGCATAGAAGGTCATACGCTTCGTTGTAAATCTTCTGAAAGACCTTCTCAAAGGTCTCGTCGTCATCCTTGTAGATAAGATGCGTCATGGGCTCCATGTGGCCCCCCTTTCTATGGGCATCCTAGATCTTCGGCACTAAGTTGTCAAAAGCGCCCTGCGAATGCCTTCCTCAAGCGTGATTCGCGGCTTCCAGACATGGAACGACAGTGTTGGGTCAGCCACCCTCCAGAACACGCCGACTGGCTTGTCTGGGTGGGTATTGATCTCTGGCTTATACCCAGCCTCCGTGCATACTAGGTCTGCTAGGGCAAGGAACGATGTTGGTCGTCCTGTTCCAATGTTGAGCGGGTCACGATAATCCTGCTCAATCGCCGCATTCACGGTCTCAACAATGTCGCTGATGTGCACAAAGTCTCGCGTCTGAAGTCCGTCACCCCAAATATCAAACGGGTTTGCCTTTCGGCGTGCGCGATCAATGAATGATGGGAACGGGTAGTCCAGCGCTTGATCCTCTCCGTATCCTGAGAATGGGCGGAAGATGTGGGTCTTGACCCCTTCTGCGGCGGCAAACTGCGCTAGATACTCGCCGGTCAGCTTTGACCATCCATAAGTGAAGTCTGGGCTACGGACGTCGTTAAGGTTAATCATGTGCTCTGAGAGTGAGACGTGATCTTCGCGGGTCTGTAGTTCAATTGGATAGGCGGCTGAAGACGAGAAATACACGACTCGTTGCTGCTTCGTGCGGATCGCCCATTGCCACATCTCTGCGTCAATGGAGAGATCAACCGCTACGGAAAGAGGATCACCCTCAATCTTTGCCCGACCGCCAACAACAGCAGCAAGGTGGATGACCAAATCCCATTGGATATCGTCTTTTCTGAAGAAGTCCCTAGCGTCCCTAGGAATGTCGGCGGTGATATCTACGCCAAACACCTCATGCCCACGATCTCGATAGTACTTCGTGAAGTGCCGACCGACGAATCCCTTGTGACCGGTAATAAGGATTTTCATGCGAGCACCTTGGCAACGTCTGCTGCCATCGTTGTAGAAACATATAGCTCGTAGGCTACTCGATCGTTTTCATAGACGTGCGGGGCATTGACCTCCTGATACTGAAGGTCGTTGACCGCCTTTCCGGCAAGGTAGTGGAGATGCTCAACGATCACATCATCTCGGTACTGCAGGTTTCCAATGGCATCACCAAAATCTCGCCAAAAGTTGTCCATATACATGTGGACCAGCGTTGGCGGAACCATGTATCCAATGCGGCGAACAATGCTCGATGAAAGCACAACAGCAGTTGGAAGGTTCTTCCCCTGCAGGAGATCGTTGCCGTAGGCTACGCCTGGCTTGTCTCCAATGGCATCACAGAGCTGCTGGTCCCACCCCTGCGTGCGCGGTCGGTGATCATCCCCAATGAATCCAAGGAAGTCGTACTGATCGGCATACTTCTTTGCGAGAAAATTGAGTGTGCCGCCCATTCGCATACGCGGGTTGATCTCAGACTTTGCAAGTACCTCTGGGGAATAGACGCTTTTATCGTCGTCATCTAGGCCAAATAGGATGTCAGAGCAAACTGACTTTTCCGTAAACTCTTTCAGGACCTCATCACATGACTTTGGTCGCTTGCGGCTTGGAACAATTAGAAGCATGCGGCTCATGAAACTCCCACTTTCTTGGCAATTAGCCAACTCACCTCGTCGTCGGAAAGCCGAATAAAGACATCCTCGCCATCGGCAATGGTGACCGCATACGGCTCTGCGTCATCTGGGCGACGCTGGTCAAGGCTGATTGACACAGGAAACGATTGAGCGTACAAAAAGTACACTGCCCACACCCGGTCTGTTGGAGCCCCTCCCCGATCTGTCATAACAAAAGCATACACCATTTGAAATGGTCTATGATGTTCGGGACCGCTGGGTTTATCCTTTCTCCCAGCGGTCACTACTTTTTCAGTAGATCGGCAATCCCCGTGACTGGATCTGGGTTGATTGGCTGCGTGAACTTCTCCTCGGCCTCTGCGTCACGGCTCTCGTGGTCATCATTATCGTTGCGAATCAGCAGATCCTCTCGCGCGTCCCAGATTGCTTTGGCAAGGCACTCATGACGACGATAGACAATCGTCTGGTAGGTATCGGAGCGAGGAACCACCCCGTACTCGTTTGGCTCAGGCCATTGATGCTCTGGCAGGTCCTTCACGATGGCGATGCCCCACACGCCCTCTGGGCTGCGCTCAATTAGCCAGATTCGCTGATATGCCCGAAGGTCGCGATCGAGCAGTTCTAGCTGTTCGTCAATGGAATAGTTACCAAAATGAACCACAGGACCTGTCATGTTTTCCTCCTAGTAATAGTCTGAGCACGAAGCGAAATACCCGCACTCGCAGACCAGTTTACAGCGTCGCTCATCCATTTTGGCACCACAGTTGGCGCACGTCAAGATGATCTCTTCGGGGTCCGGTTGAACCACCTCTGGTATTGACACTTGCTCATCTTGGTCCATACTACTCCCTATGGGACGCAGAAAAGCATTTCGGATACCAGAAGAACATCGAGGGAAGCCACCAGCTTCTCGCGATGAGGTTCGCCTTCAGTGGGTCAGCGATGGCTGGCTCTGGGGCCCGCTTTGCCCGCAAGACCATCTTCATGGGGGAATGATTGACCTTCAAGGAACCTCCAAGTGGTATTGCAGACATCAGGCGCATATGGGGCGTGGCGTATACACCGAGGATCAGTTGCTAGACCTTGAGTGGGATCGCCTTACTTCCTTCGCACCATCCCAAGAAATATTGCCATTCCAGTCAGAAGAGCACCAACCGTAATCGCAACACCAACGGCAATGGTGATTGCCACCGTGGCAATTGTGCTAGCCACCCACCAGACTGCGTTACGAAACGCTTGCATCTTCGCCTGGCATCGTTGACTTAATGCCCTCAATGGCGGCAAACAGCGAGCTTGCAATCGGGCTGTCGTATCCAGACTCTTCCCTCACCATTTTGATCGTTCCGATCAGTCCAGCGATGATCGCCTCAGCTTGATCGCGCGTTGAGGCACGGCCAGCCGCACGGCCAATCTCATACATCTCTTCGCGACCAGCTTCGGACATCAGACCCCAAACGCCTGTGCAATCAAAAAGATTCCGACGACAAGGACTACCCCAAGCACAAAGTTTGCGTAATTTCCAAGCGTGTTTGTGGTTTGAGTGACTGGGCTAACTCCGTACTCAAAGTATGTCTTCGTCGCGACCCTCTTCGCTGAGAGCTTCCGTGGTTTTGCGCTCATTTGTCGCCTCCAGTGGACTCAATAGGAATCTCGCCGGTACCGTGTCCACATACGGCGAGACCTGCACCCTTTCGGTGCCAACCTCAAAGTGCTGTGAGATTCTCTCCCAGAACTTCTCGTTTTCATTCCAGTTTCGTAGCCAGAACCAGCCATCTGGTGCGGGCCTGTCTGGAATGCGTACTGATAGTCGGGCGAACGCTGCTCCCATATGATCTGTCACGATCATTGTGTCTCGGTCTTGGGTGAACTTGTAGTTCTCACCGTCAACCTCAACCCATCGTTCCCGTATATGCCACTTTCCAGTCATCTCTTTTAGGTACTCCAAAGAGTTGCTCACCTGCACCCGCTCGTGACGCCGACCCACCTTGCTGGTGGCGGGAAGTCACTAGGGTACCACGACATCGCTTCTGGCGGCCAGCAGGGGGACCACTGCCAGTTGTACTGTTCAACGCACGACTCACGCTGCTCAACTACTGTGCCGTCCTCGTCGT